TGCCGTCGAGTTTCACCATATCGCCTATACCAAGAGCAGTCGCATCAGTAGCATCCACTTGATACATCGTGACTGCTCCAAAATACGGTTTACCACTTTGGTATTTAAGCGGACGAAACCCGTTAATACGAGAGACGTTTGCCATTTATTTTAGTCCTTTAAGAAAAAAAGTAAACTCGAATGGTTGGCAAACGACGCACTCCCCTTATCGGGAGAGAGTTACTTTGCCGTAGTCTGCACCATTTTGAGTCGGGTTTTGTAGGGCCGCCTCACGTGCTCGAATTTCCGCTTCCTTTTCCAACTTACGTTGTTCATAAAGGTCTTTCGGTATCTTCATAACGACACCCTTATCTCCTTGCCCGAGACTCACCGTAACTGGTGTTCCTGGAACGGATGAAGGTGCGCCTGCTCGTTTATCGCCCACAGTAGTTTTGGTGTCAACTATATAGCCAACATCCAAGAGTTGTTCCACGCGGTCATCAATGTCATTTACTATTCTGTAAACGAAGTTCGGGTCTTGGTTTTTAACATTCAACCTATTCCGTACGCCATTAATCGACCCACGTTGAGGAGTTCGTTTCTGTTCCATTATGTAATTCCTCTCATGGTTTTAACTTCGGCAATATATTGTTCTTCGGTCATCGCACCTGCTTTGACAAACCGTTTCATTGCTCGTTGTTCATCTTCAGTAAGTTCAATCCTATCCTTACCACTCTTTCGTGGTGAGCTACCTGACTCCACTGAGGGAGCTTCCTCTTTACGAGGATTAATAAACTTCTCGCTATACGCCTTTTTCACGCGCTTTTCTACCTCTTTTAAAATTGCTTCTGGAGCTACATTAGGACTAGCTTGCTTAATTGCTATACCAACTTGGTCAGCAAAAATCCGCATTTCCGGATCATAATTGTACCAACTATTCCGATCTACCCATGCTTGAAAAGCCGGATTAGGCGGAGGAGTACTTTCCTCATCAAACCCTTGTTTAACCGCCGCTGCTTTTTGAGCATCGCGGGTTTCAAGAATCTGTGAATCTATCTCAATAACTCGGTCAGCGTCCCCATCAATGAGGGCTGCTTTTTTCTGTTCTTTCAGGGTATCCAAAGCTCGTTGATACTCGACCTTTGCTACCTTGTCATGGTGTTCCCGAAAGAGTTGCATCGTTCGTTTCAGATTGCGGTTCTCGCGTTTGATATCCTCAATCTTTGAGAATAATTCCCCACGATCTACAAACTCTTTGGCAGGACGCCACTCAGACTCGTCGCCACCTTCTTCAACAAACTTCTCTTTTGGTTTCCATCCTTGACTCATTGCTCGTTCTTCAACAGGACTTGTAACAATCTCTATAGGTTCTTGCCCTAGTTCTTCGCCTTCTTCAACCATTGTCTACCACTCCTATGATGTCTTCGTCGTTGAGGATCAGATAAATGTCATCCCCTTCCTTTCTAATACTACCGCCATACTTGGCAAATATCACTCGATCTCCTAATTTGCACCAAGGGGTACCATCCCCTACAGGAGGTGCCCAACAATTCATGCCAATCCCAACTACAGTTCCCTCATCAACTGCGTTCTGCTCTAATTTCTTTTCCCGGGATGTATCTGCTATTTGAATTCCCGCCCGCTTAGCACTTGCAAATACAGGATCTTTTTCATCCAGCTTATCTTGTAAAACAAGAACTCTTGGTCCTTTAACTGTTATCATTAGACTCTTTTTCTTCCTTTTTATGATATTGAGATACTTCTTTAAAAGTTTCTGGAAAATCACTAAAGGACCAAATTTCATGGCACTCAAATTGATTTTCCTTCATCATTCTATAAAAATCAAAGAATCTTTCTATTGGTACTTGTACTGCAATCATTCTAATCAAAGTAGGGTATTTAGTCTGTATTGACATTTTCCTCTTCCTCCCAATCTACGTCGAGAACTAATTCCATTCCTCGTATAATACCTGCTTTGTATCGGTCACTCAGGCTATCTAAACCTGCTTCCCTTGCCAAGGTTTCTTCGACCTGATTAATTTGATTACGTATTACATTAAAAATTTCTTTGCCATCATGTTTCCATCTATAAAACTCTTCTTTAGTCATTTACTCGGCTTCTCCTTTGGTTGTTGAGCCATCTTCTTCTTATGCTCTGCATCACTGTGCATCATCTTCTGTTTATGTTTCTGGTCCTCTTGCTGCATTCCCATTGCTTCTTTCATTCCCTTGGTCTGCATTTCCATTTTTGCTTGTCCAAGTTTCATTTGGGCCATCTGTTGTTCAGCAGAGAGTTTCTGCTGCGTCATTGCGGCCTCCATCTGAAGTTTAGTCTCCATCTCCCGCTGTGACATCGCTTGATCCATCTGAGCTTTTTGCATGTCCATTTGAGCTTTCTGTTGATCTATCTGTGCCTTCTGTTGAAGCGCCACAACCTTCGGATCAGGAGGAGGGCCTTGTTGGCTGATAAGTTCTTGCCAGTTAGGTTCTTCCATCGCCTCAAGAATACGTTGTGTAACCTTCAGTTTATCCAGGGTGCCTAGTTGTCCGCCTATTTCCATCAATCCTTGTGCTTTCGCCAACTTTTCTTGTTTAGAGGTAGCAGCAGGATCAGCAGCAGGACAAACATCATAGTTCTCACCATCAAAATCACCCGGATCAATAGGCTCGTCCAAAACAGCCGTTTCAGTTTGGGGATCAAGATATTTCTCATTTAGTTCAAAGAGTTTATAAAACTCAGAGTCAAGAGAACGGTAGACTCGTTTATAGATGGCGGTGAAAACCTTCATCCCTTGCTCGATCGTCGCCATAGTAGTTGTCGCCGGGGTATTCTGTCCCGGCATCTTCCCGACGAAAATCTCTGAGATAGATGCTAACTCTTTACTGGACTGAATAAGAAGTTCAAGCAACTTAAACAGTGTCCCAGAAGGTTCCCTGACCGGCAAAGGAAGGATTTGCTTTTGAAGGTCATCACCTGTAGCATTGACTGCTTTCCACTCACCCGGCTGGAAGCGCTGATCTCCCAACCTAATGCGAATGCCTTTACCGATAAATCCAGATTGGAGATTAGAAAGAGTTCCAGAGTCAATCAACTGATTAATGATGCTGTTGACAGAGTCGTTGATAGGACCGAGGAGTAACCCAAAGCCTACATCATAGAACCCTCCGTCAGGGTTAGGAATAAACCCATACTTAGTATAATATTCTGTAGGTTTAATTGAAGTGACTTTGCCCTTATTATTAGTCTTGACATCCTTAACCTCATATCGAGCAGTTATCCGAAGGACTTTTCGACTATTCTCTTCAAATGTAACAATATAGGGCTCTTCGTATCCATCATCATCGAGATCAAGAAACGTATGTTGTTCCAGAATAACATAAGGGGTTGTTTCGTCCTCTTTCGGGGGTTGGATAAGGGTATGGCTTTGCCAACCATTGGATATCTGTACTTGGGGGGAATGAAGATCTACGTCTTCAAGAAAGATCCCGGAGAGTTGCCGTTCTTTTAGAATACGACGAGACATCTCCATTCGTTCTGTTTTACGTTCGGCCCCTTCAAGACTCTTTGCCCAATAATTAACAATAAGGTCTTGGGGCATAACAAGACGAGATACATTTTTATCGACGGCCTTGTCATAATATGTCTTCTTGAAAGCACAACCAATAACCGGAAGAGTAATAAGGAGTTTATCCATATCATCTTCCCAATCTGGCATATCCTCCATGATTTGCCAAGACATGAATTTCCCTATTCGTTCGGCTCGCGCAGCTTTTCTTCCGTCGGGATCTTTACCAATAACTTTACATTTTACAACTTGTCCGTCAGAAGGAATTAGGGTTGGATAAGCCCGAGCAGAAAATTGCATCGCTGCTGTAGCTACAATGGGGTATTTTACATTAGAAGACTTAGGCCACGGATACATCCGTGCTTCTGCTGCAAGAGTAGCTAGTTTTAGCCACTCCTCTACTGACTTCTCCCATCCCTTGCGAGAAAGAAGATCAGCCTGATATCCTTCATATACCTGATTAGATATTTCCTTTAATCTCTCTTCAGAAAGAGAATCAGCTATATTTACTTGGTTTACGAGTGCTTCAGGATTTGGCATGATCAATATCCGGTGGCCGAGCAACGCCCTTGTTCTTGGTAATCAGACCGCCTTTTTTCGTCTTCATACTCATCTTCATCAACTTCCTTTTGGGTAGGGGCCTCATTTAGTTTGTTGAGCATGATCCCGAGGTAAGAGAAAGCATCAACTTGGTCATCGTGCTTGTCTCGCGGGAAACGTCTGCATTCATCTTCAAAAGTTTGATACCAGTCTCCCCGCTTATCAAACCGCACGCCATGAGCGCGGACACGCGCTTGTATTGCTCGACTTCTTGTCTCTTTGTCGAGGGACATATGTTTAAGTGGGTAGGTATTAAGGAAAACATTTTGTCGTAGCATTTCCTCTCTTAAAAAAGGTCCAATTGCCTTCTCAATCTGTCCTTCTTCAATCCCAACACTCTCGGGATTATACGTTCTTTGAAGAGCAAGCAGTGTATCTACAATTTCCCGGCCATCTAAACGTAATCTGATCACATTCCGGATGTAGATCATTCGATCTTCGTCCATTCCTGCCACAAGAAACACCGAATAATCGCTTTTCTGTTTTCCTGAGATAGCTAAATCACACGTAATGTAGAAAAGTTGTCGTTTTTCGTAGTCCTTTTCGAGCATGTCGATAAAGTCNGCNCCNCGAAAGTANGAAACTGTCTCATCAATTGGNATATTCAGGTATTCTTGACTATANACATCGGCCAATCCCCGTTGTCGNTANTCNTCTCGTGTACTTTCCAATTCTTTTTGTGAGAATTTCTCCGCCCACAGCAACTTAGTAAAATCGTCACTGTGTGCCCGGTACTTCACAGATTTCCAAC